TGCCCCAAAATCATTTTAGGTTTGTAAAAGCGACCTAAATACAATAAAAATGAAATAAAACAACATTGTAAAAAAATTTTAAAAAAAATTTTTCAAAATGCAAATCGATTTAGAAAAGATAAAAAAACTACCAGCTGATGTACGAAAAGAGTTCATGAAAATGTACCTACAGCTAGAGGACAAAAAAAGGGAAGACAAAGTTAAAAAGGATTTCCTAGCTTTCGTGAAACATATGTGGCCTGATTTCATAGAGGGCTACCACCATAAAATTATTGCAGAAAAATTTAATCAAATGGCAGACGGCAAAATTAAACGTCTTATCGTAAATATGCCACCAAGACATACAAAGTCCGAGTTCGCCAGTTCCCTGCTTCCTGCCTGGATGATCGGGAAAAATCCAAAACTAAAAATTATTCAAACAACACACACTGGAGAGCTCGCCGTTAGGTTCGGTCGTAAAGCAAAAAATCTTATCGATAGTCAAGAGTTTCAAAAAGTATTTAAGACAAGACTGCAAGAAGATAGTAAAGCCGCTGGTCGCTGGGAAACTGCACAAGGTGGCGAGTATTTCGCAGCAGGGGTCGGGGGTGCTATTACAGGACGGGGCGCGGATCTATTAATTATCGACGACCCACACTCGGAACAAGATTCTTTGAATATGCAAGCTCTAGAGCGAGCATACGAATGGTATACATCTGGTCCACGACAACGTTTACAACCAGGTGGACGAATTGTTTGTGTAATGACAAGATGGAATACAAAAGATCTAACTGGAATGTTAGTTAATGCACAAAAAGAAGAAAAAGCAGACCAGTGGGAGATCATAGAGTTTCCTGCGATTATGCCTAGTGGTGAACCTGTTTGGCCTGAGTATTGGAAGATAGATGAATTAGATTCTGTAAAAGCATCTTTGTCTGTTGGTAAATGGAATGCACAGTGGATGCAAAACCCAACATCAGAAGAAGGTGCAATTATTAAACGAGAGTGGTGGCAAAAGTGGGAAAAAGAATATCTACCACCATTAAAACACGTCATACAATCCTATGATACTGCGTTTATGAAAAAACAAACAGCAGACTATTCTGCGATTACTACTTGGGGTATCTTTCAAGAAAATGAGGATATGCCTCACCATCTAATATTACTAGACGCTGTTAAAGATAGATTAGAGTTTCCAGAACTTAGAAGACTTGCAAAAGAGCAATACGATTACTGGCAACCAGAGACTGTCTTAGTTGAGGCTAAAGCATCTGGTTTACCTCTAACTTACGAACTTAGAGCTATGGGTATACCCGTAGTTAATTTTAGCCCATCCAAAGGAAATGATAAGCACACACGAGTAAATTCAGTTGCTCCATTATTTGAAAGTGGTATGATATGGGCTCCTACAGATAAAAAGTTTGCACAAGAGGTTGTTGAGGAATGTGCTGCTTTTCCGTATGGAGAGCACGATGATTTAGTTGACTCTATGACTCAAGCTGTTATGAGGTTTAGACAGGGTGGGTTGATTACTCATCCTGAAGATTATGAGGAGGAAAAACTACCTCCAAAAAAATATAGTTATTATTGGTAATATGGTAAAAAAACTATCAAAGGGAGCACCACCAAAAAGAGGACCTAACCCACAAGGGTTGAATATTAAAAATAAAAAGGTTAAAGTGGTTCGATTGGAGAAAACTAATGGCAGACGTAGATAAGGCTCTTCCAAACGTAGAGCAAACAATAAACATACCTAGCCGAGACGAATTACAGGTAGAAATAGAAAAAACACAAAAAGATCCGAAACCTCCCGTTGAAGTTTTAACAAACGAAGATGGTAGTGTTGATATAAATTTTGATCCATCAAAAGTTAATTTAGAACAAAGTCAAAATCATTTTTCAAATTTAGCAGAGTTATTACCAGAAGAGGTTCTAGCGCCTATTGGCCAGGAACTAGCAGCTAACTATTTAGATTATAAATCATCTAGAAAAGATTGGGAAAGATCCTACACACAAGGTTTAGATTTATTAGGATTTAAATACGAAAGTAAAACAGAACCATTTAAAGGTGCATCAGGTGCAACTCACCCAGTATTAGCAGAAGCTGTTACACAGTTTCAAGCATTAGCATACAAAGAACTATTACCTGCAGGTGGTCCAGTAAGAACTCAAATTGTTGGAATACCAACTCCAGACAGAGAGCAACAAGCTCAACGTGTAAAAGATTTTATGAACTATACAATTATGTCAGAGATGAAAGAATACGAAGCTGAGTTTGATCAAATGTTATTCTATTTACCACTATCAGGATCTGCATTTAAAAAAGTTTATTATGATGAAGTGGTAGGTAGAGCTGTTTCTAAATTTGTACCTGCTGATGAATTAATAGTTCCATACACAGCAACATCATTAGATGATGCAGATGCAATCATACATATGATAAAAATATCTGAAAACGAATTACGAAAACAACAAGTAGGAGGTTTTTATAGAGACATAGAATTAAACCCTGCTTATATGAACGAGTCAGAAACAGATAAAAAAGAAAGAGAACTAGACGGCACAAGAAAAGGCAAAGATGAAAAAATGTATTCTTTGTTAGAGTGTCACGTAAACTTAGACATCGATGGATTTAACGATGTCACTGCAGAAGGTGAACCAACAGGAATAAAACTACCTTACATCGTTACAATTGAAGAGGGTTCACGTGAAGTATTATCAATTAGAAGAAATTACGAAATAGGTGATCCAACAAAAAGTAAAATTAGTTATTTCGTACATTTTAAATTTTTACCAGGACTAGGTTTTTATGGTTTTGGATTAATCCATATGATTGGTGGATTGTCTAGAACTGCAACTTCAGCATTAAGATCTTTACTTGATGCAGGAACTTTATCTAACTTACCAGCAGGATTTAAAATGCGTGGTATCAAAATGAGAGATGAGTCACAGTCTATTCAACCAGGAGAGTTTAGAGATGTTGATGCTCCGGGTGGTAATTTAAAAGATGCTTTTATGACTTTACCTTTCAAAGAACCATCGCAAACTTTATTAGCACTTATGGGTGTCGTGGTACAAGCAGGTCAAAGATTCGCTTCTATAGCAGACTTGCAGATAGGAGAGGGTAATCAATCAGCAGCAGTGGGCACGACAGTTGCAATGCTGGAAAGAGGAAGCAGAACAATGTCTGCAATACATAAAAGATTATATGCCTCTATGAAGAAAGAGTTCAAATTATTATCAAGAGTTTTTAAGTTATATCTACCTCCAATCTACCCCTATGATGTTGTCGGAGGACAGAGGCAAATTAAACAATTAGACTTCGACGATAGAGTAGATATATTGCCAGTTGCGGATCCAAACATTTTTTCTCAAACACAAAGGATCTCCCTCGCACAAACAGAGATGCAACTGGCTGCCTCGAACCCAGCTATTCATAACCAATATGAAGTTTATCGAAATATGTATGAAGCTTTAGGTGTAAAAGACATTGATTTAATTTTAAAAAAACCACAACCACCTACACCAAAAGACCCTGCATTAGAACATATTGATGCATTAGCAGGAAAACCATTCCAAGCTTTCCCTGGTCAAGACCACCAAGCACATATCACAGCGCATTTAAATTTTTTACAAACAAATATGGTAAGAAATGCACCTATGGTTGGAGCTGCAATACAAAAAAATATACTTGAACATATTAGTTTAATGGCACAGGAACAGATAGAATTAGAATTTAGAGAAGAATTACCTAGAATAGCGATGATGATGCAACAAGCACAGACGAATCCTAATATGCAAAGGGAGGCAATGGCACTTCAACAACGTATTGACTCAAGAAAAGCTGTTTTAATTTCTGAAATGATGGAAGATTATATGAAAGAAGAGAATAAAATTACTTCTAAATTTGGAAATGACCCCGTTGCAATGCTTAGAGCAAGAGAATTAGACTTACAAGCACAAGAAAACGCTAGAAAACGAAAAGAAGGCGAAGAAAGATTGAATCTTGACCGTATGAGAGCGATGTTAAACAAAGATACACAAGAAGAAAAGCTTGAACAGAACGAAAGATTAGCAAATTTACGTTCTGATACATCAATTGAGAAAACAATTTTACAAAACGAACTAAAAAAGGAGTAATTTATGGCGTGGTTTAGTTTAGCAAAGATAGCGTTACAAGCTGGAAGCAAAATTTACACAAATAGACAGAAAACTAAGATGGCAATGTCTGATGCACAGCTTATGCACGCAGAAAAGATGGCTAGAGGAGAGGAGGCTTACCAAGGTAAGCTCCTTGAAGCAAGACAATCGGACTGGAAAGATGAATTCGTATTGATATTGTTATCAATCCCGATTATAGTGCTTGCGTGGGCAGTTCTAAGTGACGACCCACAAGCGATGGAGAAGGTAAAATTATTCTTTGAATATTTTTCCACACTTCCGAGCTGGTTCACGAATTTATGGATCCTTGTCGTGGCGAGCATTTTTGGTATTAAGGGGACACAAATATTTAGAAACGGAGGAAAAAAATAATGAGAAACGACTACGGTAAAAGAAATATGAAAATGGGTGGTGGTATGATGAAGAGACGACCTATGATGCAAAAAGGTGGCAAACTTAAAATGGTAATGAAAGGTGGAAAAAAAGTTCCTTTCTTTGCTGCTGATGGTAAAGGTGCAAAAGATCTTGGAAAACCTAAAATGATGAAAGGTGGCCGTGTAAAAAAAATGGGCGGCGGTATGTCTAAATTAAATCCAGGTCTTAGAGCTTTTATGAAAAAGAAAATGAAGAAAAAAATGTAATGGCTAGACCAGGTTTGTATGCAAACATACACGCAAAAAGAAAACGTGGCGGTAAAATGAGAAAGAAAGGTGCAAAGGGTGCGCCCACTGCAGCTAACTTTCGAAGAGCCGCACAAACAGCTAAGAAGGTATAAATATGACTAAACTATGTCCCAGAGGTAAAGCAGCAGCGAAGAGAAAGTTTAAGGTATACCCCTCAGCATATGCTAACGCATACGCTAGTAAAATTTGTGCAGGTAAAATTAAAGATCCATCTGGTTTAAAAAGAAAAGACTTTAGAGGTAAAAAAGCAAAAGGTGGTCTTATGGAAGCTACTGCAAGATTAAAAAGGCAAGGTCTTAGAGATGGTGGCTGTATACAAATAAAAGGATTTGGTAAAGCACGAAGACCAAATAAATAAAATGGCAAAGAACGGTTTAGACAAATGGTTCAAACAAAATTGGGTAGATATTGGGAGCAAGCGAAAAGATGGTTCTTTCGCAAAGTGTGGCCGTTCAAAACAAAAGAAGGATGCGAAGAGGAAGTATCCAAAATGCGTGCCTCTAGCGAAAGCGAGACGAATGACAGAAGGGCAGAGAAAATCTGCTGTTGCCAGGAAACGGGCAGCTGCCAATGTGGGACCTAAACCTACAAACGTAAAAACATTTGCAAGAAAAAAAGCTAGCGATGGTGGTTCGATTGGTATGGCTATGGTTAGACAAGCTCAAAGAGACTATAAAGGAACTCATATTAAAGGTGATTTAGGTGGTGTAAAAGTTGGTAATAAAAGTTACCAAAAATACTACAAAGGTATGGTGTAATGAGAAACGATTATCAAATTAGAGAAAGTTTTTCAAAAGGTGGTATGCCACCTAGAAATAAAAAAAATTTTCGTCCTACTGAAAAGGGCGCAGGTATGACTCGAGCCGGTGTCAAAGCCTACAGAAAATTAAATCCCGGTTCAAAACTAAAAACAGCGGTCACTGGCAAGGTCAAACCAGGATCAAAAGCTGCGAAGAGACGTAAGTC